TATGCCGGAGACTATGTAGAGGCTATGTGGATGATGCTTCAGCAATCTTTACCAGATGATTATGTAATATGCACTGGTAAAACTTATACTATAGAGCAATTTTTAGATGCCGCATTTAACTACGTAGGAATTCCAAACTGGCCTAAGTATGTGGTTGTAGATCCAAAATTTTACAGACCAGCAGAAGTAGATTTTTTACGAGGATCTGCGGAAAAAGCCAATACCGTTTTAGGATGGACTCCAGAAAATGACCTCGTAGGTCTAGTCAATATCATGATGAAAAGTGACTTACCAACTTTTAAACTAGGCTAAAGATGAAAATATATAAGGTCTACTTGGATATGACGCTAATCATATCTAGACTAAAAAATTTTAGATTATATGAATACAACACTACATCTCCGATAATATTTGTTGAAGCAGATGATCCTGATGGTGCATGTTTTAAAGCTACATATCAGTTAATAAGAATATTATTAGACCAAGACAGTTCGTCTGAAACTAAAGACATCTGTCAAGATATTAAAAAGGATATTCGCGTGTTAAAGGTTTCGACACAATGAGAAGAAATTACGACGACCCTACATACAAGGACTGGCGTAGAAAAGTATATAACAGGGATAAAAGAAGGTGCCAAATGCCCGGATGTAAATCAAGGTACAGATTGCAGGCACATCATATTAAAAAGTGGTCAACAGCGGCCACATTAAGATATGAAGTTGACAACGGTATAACACTGTGCAGAAGTTGCCACGACTCTATAAATGGACTTGAGTCACACTATGAAGCACTATTTACTGAAATAGTTCAGAATAAAAATGGCTAAAAAACAAATTCCGAACTTCACGGTTATAAAAGATACTAGAGAACAAGAAGGTTATTACTTTAGTAAATATGACAAATGTGAAGGAATGATAGAAAGAAAATTAGATACTGGGGACTACAGTATTGAAGGCTTAGAGGAAAAGATATGTGTGGAGAGAAAAGCTTCACCAGAGGAACTAGCTACGAATTTGGGGCAGAAAAAATATGCCTTCATGAATGAAATAGATAGGATGAAACCTTTCCCGCATAAGTTTATACTCCTAGAGTTTTCACTGGAAGATCTAGTAGAATTTCCAGAAGGAAGTAGGATACCAGAGTCACAAAAAGCAAAAGTAAAAATAAGCGGAAAATATATGTTGAAAATGCTTATGGAGTTTCAGCTCAAGCATAATATACATGTAGTATTTTGCGGAAATAAATACAATGCTTTTCTAACGCTTACAAGTTTATTTAAACGTGTTAATGAGATGTATAATTAATGAGTGATGTTATTGAGTGTATACACGGTCAGAATATAGACCTCAAACAGAGAGAGATATATTTGCATGGTCAGCACGGTTCGTTTGATGACGATCCCGGCGTTGAGTATCGTATGGCAACAACTCTTATAAAAAACATACGTCATTTAGACTACACTAAGAATGAGCCTATCATAATTCACATGCACAGCCTTGGCGGAAACTGGGGTGATGGCATGGCTATTTTTGACGCTATAAAATTATGTAGATCGCACGTAACCATTCTAGTGTATGGTCAAGCAGAATCCATGAGTAGTATAATACTTCAAGCGGCGGACAAAAGAATAATGATGCCGAATGCTTATTTTATGTGCCACTATGGCAGTAGCGGAAATTCGGGAAGTTATCTAGATACTCAGAACTGGTCTAAGTTTGAAGAAAAGATACTAGACATAATGCTAGATATATATGTCGAGAAGTCAATCAAGGGAAAATACTTCAAAGAGAAATTCAACCCCTGTACCCCAGAAAAAGTAAAAAGATTTTTCAAGAGAAAACTCAAAGATGGAGACTGGTATCTAACATCTCACGAGGCGGTATACTACGGACTAGCTGACAATGTAATAACGCATAGAAATTACGGGAGCATAAACAGCCTCAAATGACAACAGAACTAAAAAAGATAGACGACGCTTGGCTTTCTATAGACATAGACGATAAAAACCTCTTCAACCCCATGGACTTATTAAAAGTCTCTGATGATGATTTTCATCTAAAGTTATCGTTCTTAATGACTAGGCCAGAATACTTCTCGTTCATATGTAAGCACATACTTAATATACAAATTTTACCATCCCAAGCTTTAATGCTTTGCGAAATGTGGAATAGAAAATTTCCCATGCTCATAGCAAGTCGTGGTTTTGGTAAGTCTTTTATGCTGTCCCTATATTCTTTACTGAGGGCGTTGCTTCTACCGCAAAGAAAAGTTGTTGTGGTTGGTGCTGCGTTTAGGCAGTCTAAAGTTCTTTTTGAGTATATGGAAACCATATGGAGAAATGCTCCTATCTTAAGAGACATATGTAGTGGTACTAGTGGGCCAAGAAGAGACGTAGATAGATGTGTTATGAGAATTAATGATAGCACTGTAACATGCTTACCTCTTGGTGATGGTCAAAAGATTCGTGGTCAGAGAGCCAACGATATTATATCTGACGAATTTGCATCTATACCTAGAGATATATTTGAAAATGTTGTAGCTGGTTTCGCAGCCGTTAGTTCTGATCCAATCGACAATGTTAAAAGAGTAGCCGCAGAGAAAAAGGCTAAAGACTTAGGCATAAACATAGCAGAGGAACAAGAAGAACAAACACAAGACATAAAGATATTAGATAACCAAATCATACTCTCTGGAACGGCATATTATGACTTTAACCACTTTGCGGACTACTGGAAGAAGTGGCGTCAGATCATCAAGAGTAGAGGCCAAGAAAACAGACTGAGAGAAGTGTTTGGAGGAGACGAAGTTCCTAAGAGCTTTGACTGGACTCAATATTCTATCATTAGAATACCATACGAGTTATTACCAGAAGGCTTTATGGATGCTGCTCAAGTTGCAAGATCAAAAGCAACTGTACACGCTGGTATTTACCAGATGGAATTTGGAGCATGTTTTACCAGAGACAGTCAAGGGTTTTTTAAGAGATCACTTATTGAATCATGCGTTGTAACAAATGACAACCAAGTAAAAGACTCTCAAGGAAATCCCATACATTTTGAAGCACGTCTAATGGGGGATACAAATAAGCAATATGTATTTGGCGTTGACCCTGCATCTGAAGTTGACAACTTTAGTATCGTAGTTATTGAGATAAACGCAGACCATAGAAGAATTGTTCACTGCTGGACTACAAATAGATCAGAACACAAAGATAAGGTTAAAAAGGGATACTCTACTGAGACGGATTACTATGCATATTGTGCTAGGAAAATTAGAGATCTTATGAAATTATTCCCGTGTATTCATATAGCTATGGATGCTCAGGGTGGCGGTATAGCTGTTATGGAATCATTACATGACAACGACAAGATAAAAGAAGGCGAATTTGCCATATGGCCAGTCATAGATGAAAATAAAGAAAAAGACACAGACGACGAAAAAGGATTGCACATATTAGAGATGTGTCAATTTGCTAAGTACGACTGGTTAGCAGAGGCAAATCACAGCTTAAGAAAAGACTTTGAGGATAAATCATTATTGTTTCCGTTCTTTGATCCAATCTCTCTTGGCATATCTGCAGTAGAAGACGGGATGAAAAACAGAATATATGATACATTGGAGGAATGTGTTCTAGACATAGAAGAACTTAAAGATGAGCTAGCAATGATACAGATGACACAAACAGCCAGTGGAAGAGATAGATGGGATACACCAGAGGTTGTTGTTGGAGCAGGCAAGAAAAGCAAAATGAGAAAAGACCGCTACTCTTCTTTGATAATGGCTAACATGGCCGCCAGAGGAATTATGAGAGCGCCGACACCACAGGAGTATAACTTTTATGGAGGCTTTGCGAGCATGGATGGTACAGAAAGAAAGGGCAGCGAGACTATGTATAATGGCCCAAACTGGTTCACGGAGAACATGAAGGATATCTACTAAGATATTGTGTATAATATTGTAACCATTCCGATTAACATTCCAATTGATTTGAAAAGAGATAAAATATGTCAGATATGTCCACTTGGAGCAATCCAGAAGAACAAAAACAAGCGTTTGCCAACTATGGCAGAGAAGCACTAGAGTCTGTTGGTGGAGTGCAAAAGTCTACAGCGAGTCATTATAGAAACTTTATAGACATTGAGCCAAACCGTTCGGTACGTCCCGGATTCACAGCCAATGACTATTATGCGTTTAGACCTGATGAGCAAGTATCTAAGAAGTACAAAGTTGCCATCAAGATGTGCATGGACGCATACGATAAAGTTGGTATTATCAGAAATGTTATTGACCTCATGGGCGACTTTGGTAGCCAAGGAATAAGCTTAGTACATGAGAATAAAAGCGCAGAGCGATTCTTTAATCAGTGGTTCAAAAAAGTTAACGGAAAAGAAAGATCAGAAAGATTTCTAAATAATCTGTACAGAACTGGCAATGTCATTATGTATAGAAGTAACGCAAATGTTACGCCAGAACTATCTACATATATGAAGTCCCTTGCTAATGACATCAAAGTAGAAGTTCCAAACGTTGTCAAAAATCAAATACCTTGGAGATATAATTTCTTCAATCCATTAACCATCAATATCAAAGATGGTAATATGTCTATGTTCTTGGGCAGAAAGTCATTCTCAGTAAAGAACTCACTATCTTCAAAGTTTGGCGAGAATGGAATCCCAACAGATATTCTACAAACCTTGCCCTCTAATGTAAGAAACGCAGTAGAAAGAGGCGACAAAGAAATAGAGCTTGATCCAGAACGCATAAGAACGTTCTATTATAAGAAGGACGACTGGAGTCAATGGTCAAACCCAATGATCTATGCTATATTAGATGATATTATTATGCTAGAAAAAATGAGGCTCGCAGACTTATCCGCACTTGATGGGGCGATCTCAAATATCAGATTATGGACTCTTGGTAGTTTAGACCATAAGATTCTCCCAAATAAAGCAGCCATCAACAAGCTTAGAGATATATTAGCTTCTAACGTTGGCGGCGGAACTATGGAACTTGTTTGGGGCCCAGAACTAACCTATACAGAGTCAAACAGTCAAGTTTACAAATTCCTAGGATCTGAGAAATATCAATCCGTTCTTAATAGTATTTATGCGGGATTGGGAGTTCCTCCTACATTAACTGGTATGGCTGGAAATGGCGGCGGATTTACTAACAACTTCATATCGCTAAAAACTCTTGTTGAGCGACTTCAGTATGGTAGAGATCTACTTGTTAAATTCTGGCATCACGAACTAGAAATAGTCAGAAAAGCAATGGGCTTTAGAAAAGGTGCTCATATACACTTTGACCAAATGAGTCTAGCAGACGAAACAAGTGAAAAGAATCTTCTACTACAGTTGGCTGATAGAGATATCATATCTCACGAAACAGTTCTTGAGAGATTCAAGGAAATCGCGCCAGTTGAAAAAATCAGACTTAGAAGAGAAGCAAAAGACAGACAAAAAGATACTCTACCTAAGAAAGCTGGCCCATATCACAATCCCCAACACGACAACGAGATTGAAAAGATCGCTCTCAATAAAGACCTGTTGGACAATGAAGAGTTTCTAGAAGATAAAGGGCTTCCGCCTAGAGAAGATGAACCTATTCAAGAAGAGCCACAATCTCCTCAACCACAAAAGCAAGAGCCTAAAAATAAGATGCCTCAAGATCCGGGCAGACCTTCAAACGTAACTGACACAAAACCAAGGAAAAAGAGAGTGGAAACGCCAAAATCAAAACCGGGACTAGCACAAACTATATTATGGGCAAATAAGTCATTTGACTCCATATCTAACATTGTTAACTCCGCATATCTTAGTATGAACGGAAAGTCAAACCTTAGACAAATAACAAAGGCTGAGGTTCACAACCTCGAAAAGATAAAGCTTGACGTGCTCTACAATTTAGAACCAATGTCTAGTGTAGACGAGTCAGCTGTCATGAATATCTTATCTAACAAGGCATCTGCCTCTAGGGATTTCAAAAAGCTTTTAGCCTCTAAAAATGTAAGTTTAAATGAAATGAGCATAAACGATTTCAGAGCTAACGCTGTAAGCCTGTTTGTAGAATTTACCTACTAAAACTGCCCGTTTAAATACTTATAAAAGAATTGTGTATAGTTATTTTAGAGGTAAGACATATGAAAATATATCAACAAGAGATAAAAGATGGCCTAGAAGAGATT